AATTTTAATGATTTAGCGTACACAGGGTTCCACCTCGCGTTGAAATATGCTCCACTGATATCTATCAATAAAACCGTCTGTATCTGCTGATATAAATAGACCGTGGTCGAATACATAGGAATCTCCATTGATATTTATGGGTGAAAACGTCTTTGCGAAACTAACAGAACAATATCCGTTCATCACCTTGTGCCAATATGCCGGCATTGAATACATTGGACTGATACAAAATCGTGACGATACTGTTACTACCATCTACGATTTTGGAGCCATACAGGATCCTGTGTTAAAAAGACAGTTCATTGATCAAGCACAGATATGGTGGTGGGAAAGCAATCGTAGCATCCCTATCAACATTTTCCTGGGCCGAGATTGGTTGCCATTCCGGCCCTATCTCAGAACCTTCAGCAACCGAGATCTTGAAATCATCCATGGACCAGTGTGCAGTCTTGCTGATATTAATCGCCGAAAAAGCAAACGCAAGAGTATTACTTTAGTCAGACACGTCGGCGAGTAGGTTCATGTGCAAGGCTACCAGGGCTGCGTATCCTATTGCGTGAGCCTTCTTGAAAACATAGCCCTTGCTACTATCACCGTCCCACACTGACCGAAACACTTCAGGCCATGTCAAACCTTGAAGATGTGCTTTGCCTGGCCTGATGATAGAAATAAAAGCAGCCATCCTAGCGATATTGTCCGGTCTCATGCGTTCTAACAAGGCCGTGTAATTACCAACGTGTACCAATTTGACGGCCCAATCTGGATCCTGCCATAATCGAGTCCAAGGTGGCTCTCGGATCAGCAAGTCTTGATAGTGTTCTGGACTGCGGATCAATTGATACACTGACATGTTCAAGAGATCGATCTTGAAGTAACCTCGTGATTCTGCGGTTTCGTAATCTATAGCAGCACAGTCATTCACAGGATCGTAAGGTATGTCAGTGACATAAATTCCGCTGTTATGTCGGCGTATCTGCCCGTCCTGCATCTGGCGCGCAGATGTGTGTTGGATCAAGGACAAGATCTGGTTTCTATCTCCTAAATCAATGTCAATGTCTGCACTCATTACCAACCTGCTTTGTTTAACATTTCTCGCACGTATTCCGTATCGGCAAGGTAATCTCGGAATCTACGTTGCCAGAAATCTGCATCTATCATGCTCCAGATCATTGCCACTTGTTCGGGGTTGATCCGACCAAGGAACTCTGTACCGCTATCACAGTTATAGAGTATCCAAGCTGTAACGCGACCATTTATCACGGCATGACATATCATGTTGTCATTGCCGTAACGCAGATAATCTCGATCCGGATTGCCAGTGTGCTCAGCCCATTCAATAGCAGATTCTAATGCTCGTCTCAAGGCATCTGTGGCAGCCTCCGACTGCACATGTTCTACAAGATACTCTGTGTATACACTGTCTCGGCACCAGTGATCAATTTTTTTGTTTTGCCGCACCACCCATTCGATGAACCTGGCTGTGTTCACCGCCCGGATAGCCACACAATGACGACCAAATTTCACAAATGCGCGATAGTATGGCGATCCAGCAAAATCATCAAAGGTTTTGAGTCGGGCAGATCCTTGCGTGATCTCGTAAAAACGCAGATAAGCTTGCATGCCTAACTGCACACCCACTTCATCACGTTCCAGATGGCGACGTTTTGCTTCGCAGAGATGAACAGCTAGACTGGATTCTCTCTGGAATGATCGTTTACAATATTGGCATCGGAAGCCTGTATCAGTCTGGATTACCGTGCTCACGCAGATATTCTTTCAATGCTTTTTTGTCCACTGTGCCGGCCAGCGTTTCTATATCTGAGATCTTCATAGTAGGATACAGATCCAGCAACATTTTCTTGACTTCGTTGGCTCCACTTTCTTTTTTCTTGGGAGCGATCCACACATGATCATGTGCGCCTAGGCCAGGGCTCACTGATGTGGCCATGAGCCATTGTAGGCCAGGATGTCTGTTCACGGCAAAAAAATGTTTGTTTAATCGTTCGTTGGTGGCTATCACATAGAACTCCTGCAGTTCGCGAGATCCTCGCACCGCGGAACCCCAGCGTATCATAAGATAGTTGGAAAACTTTTTACGCTCTTCATCTGTCAGGCTGCTGTAAAATTCTCGATTCTTGAGATCAAATTCGCGCATTTCGTTACGGATAGAGAGGCGTTCCATTACCATGCTTTGTTGTAGTCCACTATTTCGCAGTTTCGGCTGATGTCTTTCACAAAGTAAACACACTCTGGTTCTGGATCATCGGTAAGAGGCACGGCCAACATCTGTCCATTTTTGAGTTTGGGAGCATACCAGGTCACTTCGTGATACACATCCATGATTTCTATGTCCAGGAAACTGGGTCGGAAACTGGTCAATGGGTTGAACTGGAACACACGGAATCCGCGATCATTGATGGATGTCAGTGGCAGCATCTCTAGATCCCCCAGGTCCGGCTCTCCTATAAGCACCTGCCAGTCCATGGGCATGCGGATCTCTGCTTCGCCGATACGCAGTACCAAGGCCGGCGAAGCAAAACTTTCCAGGAAAATCAAGGGAATGTAATGATAGTCAGGATTGTGTGGATCGGAGTTGTCAAATATAGCAAATCTCATATCATCCACTTCGTCCGGCAAGTGATCGAGATCGTAAAATTTGTTTTCTAGTGTGAGTATGCGCATGTCTTTATGTTACAGGCATCTGACAGGGATGTCAAGTCTGCCATTCCAGGCGTTCCTGGGTAAAGGGATAGCGGGCCTCTTTGTAGTATGCTTTGCGTTTGGTTAGGTGCCGCTTGGCAAATTTACAGGTGGATGTGATGTCCCAGATCTGTACATGATCCTTGTCCTCAGCCTTCCTGATACCACGCCCAATGCTCTGTATCACACGCACAAAACTCTTGCCGGGCTCTACAAGCACCAGGTTGAAGATGCGAGGAATATTGATACCAACCGCCGCCACACCATAGGTGGCCACGATGATTTTGCCAGTGGCCTCGGCCACTTCATCGTATTCATCCTGTCGGTCCTTGGCCTTGGTAGCACCTGATACAAATACCGCTCGATCACCTAGCCGCCGCACCAGTTCTTGTCCCGCTGTGATACGATCTACCAGCACCAAGGTGTTTCCAGTCTTGTTCACTTCTGCGATGACACTGGCCATGGTATCTAATCGTCCGGTTTCTTCCAGGAGATATTTCAGTTCGCTCTGGTAGTTGTTGTATTCAACATGATCCACCAATTGTACGATATTGACATGGCATTGGGCCAGGACTCCTAGATCCTGTAGTTCAGCAGCCGCCAGGCGAGATATCACCGGACCCAGGCTGACATGTATGGCCTGGAACTCAAAATCTTCTTTGGGGATGGTGCCTGTGAGACCCCATCGGATCGGCACGTGTGCCATCACCCCTGTGAGCAGAGTTTTCAGTGCATCGGCCTTGGCCATGTGTACTTCGTCCACGATCACGCACACAACGTCTTCCAAAAACTCACCTATAGTGATGTCTGCGGTCGCGTTCTTGGTGTTCTTCAGCAATACATTCAGGCTCTGCCAGGTACAGATAGTGTGGGTGCGACCAAACTCTTTCCTGTCGCCAAAAAACACTCCCACATCCAATTCCATGTTGATGTAGTCTTTTTCAGTCTGCGTCACGAGGCTTTTGTTGGGCACTATCACGATGCTTCGACCATATGGAGTAACGGCATGACTCAGCGCGGCAGTCATGATGGTCTTGCCTGCACCGGTGGCCACTTCCTGCAGGCACTGCGGATTAGCCAGGAAGTCATTGATGATGTCTACCTGATAGTCTCGCATCATGATGGGTTCGCCGGCCTGCGGATGGCCTTTGGGCCACAGGATATCAGCAAAACTGTCTTCTCTCACTGGTTCAAATTCAAACGTGGTCCGATAGTCTCGTCGATCATCAAGTTCGATGTCGTAGTTGAATTCTTCGAGCACTGGAATGATTTCGGGAAGAAGATTTACATAGGTCGACCCGCCGAGATTGAAGAATGATACTTTGCCGTCCCAGCGTCCTAGGCGTACTGCTGGCAGGTATCGAGCATAAGGCACATCGTATTTGAATCGGTTGACGAGAGTACGCCTCGCATCGAGTTCTAACCCGTCGATCTTGACATTGACCTCGTCCTGTATTATAAGTCGTGCTTGACGCATGTTGTAAGTGTACAGTCTATATTTACTGAAGTCAAAAAAACCGGTACCTTTTTGGGGTACCGGTGTAAAAACGGACCGCCTAGGAGCTAGACTAAGCGGGCGATCCGGGTACTACTAACCATGCCGCATGCAGGTGCTTTC